TAATGCTCAGGACTCTAGTAGGACTCTAGTAGGACTCTATCAGGACTCTAATACGGTAGAGTCCACAGAATCGCGCGCGCGCGTTTTTAACCTTAACCTTAGTAAGAAAGAAAACCCCCCTACCCCCCTTAAAAGGGGGGGGGGACATGAAATTCAATTTGAGGATTTCAGCGCGGCCTATCCTGGGCCTGTAATCGACGTGCCGAAGGCGGAGGCATTCTGGCGCGCCCTTACCGACTCCGAACGCGCCGCCGCCCTCACGGGGGCCAAAGGCTACGCGGCCTACATCGATGCCGAACGCGCCGCCGGCCGCAACCGCGCCGTCAAGGACGCCCATCGGTGGCTGCGCGACAAATTATGGATCGGATTTGCCAAGGAAGGCGCCAAGGCGGAAACCGCCGCCCAGCAATTCACCTGTACGGAAAATTCGCCCGAATGGCTCAAATGGCAGGTCTACTACCGCTGTTGCGGCGAGGATGGCATTCCCGAATATCGGATCAGCCGCTTCGAGGCGCGCAATGCCAAACTCGCCACGGTGCCTCGGCGCTGGCCTCCCGAATGCGGCGGTTTTTCGCACGAACCATGGCAGGAACTCGCTCAGGGTTCGCGCGAGTGCGCCGCTTGGCTCGCCCGGCTGCGCGAATTGCCCGGCGCGCGGATCGTGTTTCGCCGGGTGCGCGTCGGCGGTGAGATGGCGGTTGGTCTGCGTGTTCCCTCCCAATGGCCTCCCGCCAAGGGCACGAGCGCTGCGCCGGAGACGCTGATGGATGCCGAGGATGCGGCGGCATTCGGCGCCTAGCGATTGCGACCCGGCTCGCCGGGACGGAAGCGAGATGCGCGCCGATTCGACTCGGCACCAAAAATCTGATAAATCCGTGCAATCGGTGTCCGAATTGCGCGGAATCTCGCGATGGAATCCCTCGAATCACTGCCCACGACGAACAGCGCCGCGATCCCCCTCAAGCGCGCCAAGTGGGAGCTCTACGCCCAGGAGCGCAGCCTCGGGCGCGGCGCATGGGAAGCCTGCAAGCGCGCCGGCCTCGAGCCGAAGAACGGCGCTGCGACGAAAGTGGAACAGCATCCCGACGTGCAGGCGCGCATCGCGTATCTGGCCGCGCAGACCGCCGACATTCTCGCCGAGAAACGAGGCCGCATCGAAGCGCGCCAGTGGCTCGTCCACGACGCGAACCTTGAATTATTCTACGAGGACGTCGAAGAACCGATCATCCGCGACGGCAAGCTCGTGCTCGGTCCCGACGGCCAGCCGCTGACGCGCAACGTGCATCGCTTGCGCCGTTTCAGCGACATCCCATCCGAATTGCTGATGGCCGTCGAGACGCTCACGCACACCGACAAGGGGCGCCCGAACCTCAAGCTCTACTCGAAGGAAAAAGCTTCGATCGAATTGCGCCGTCTCAACGGCCTCGATGCGCCCTCGCGTGATGCTCCCACCGACGGCCCGCCGCAGAGCGCCGAACAGATGCTCTCCGAACTGCGCAAGCAGGCTGTCGATCTCGGGATAATCAAGTATCTGGTCGGCGGCGACGAGAAGGCCGACGGCTGATGTCGCAGGTCGTAAACGATGTGTTGCGACCCGGCTCGCCGGGACGAAAGCGAGATCTGCAATCACCCGCTCTGCTCGAAGGTTTCAAGCGTGCGCTTGATCGCTACGCCGACCAGTTGCTTCGCAACGAGCATTCGACGCGCGGCTATCGCGACGCCGAAGGCGTGTGGTGCTGCGGGCTCTACAGTTTCGTCCAGTATTTCTGGCACGTGATCGAGCCCGAGACGCCGATGGTGCCCGGCTGGCCGATGGAGGCGATCTGCCAGCATCTCGAAGCGGTGACATTCGGCGATATCACGCGGCTGCTGATGAACGTATCGCCCGGCAGTTGCAAGAGCCTGCTGGTCGATGTGTTCTGGCCCGCATGGGAGTGGGCGATCGGTTATTCGCACTACCGCTATGTGACGTTCTCGTACTCCGCGTCGCTGACGGAGCGCGACAACGGCCGCTTTCGCGACCTGATCGCGAGCGCGGCCTATCAGCGGCTCTATGGCGTTGTCGTAACTCTGCGAAACAAGACGCCGTTGAAAGTGATCAACACCGCGACCGGCTGGAAGCTTGCGTCTTCGGTCGGCGGCGTGGGTACCGGCGAGCGCGGCGACCGGATCATTCTCGACGACCCGCACAACGTCAAGGACGCCGAGTCTCAGATTGTCCGGGACGAGACGGTGCGCTGGTTTCGCGAGTCGATGAGCAATCGGCTTAACGATTTAGAGCGGGGCGCGATCGTGATCATCATGCAGCGCGTGCACGAGGACGACGTGTCCGGGGCGATCCTCGCGTTGCGCCTCGACTACTGCCATCTGCTCATTCCAATGGAGCATGAATATGCGCGCGAACCGAACGAGATCGGATGGAGCGATCCGCGCGACGATGACGACGATGCGGAAATACTCTGCTGGCCGGAACGGTTTTCGGCGGCCGTGGTCGAGCGCACCAAGCGCGAAGTCGGGCCTTACGCTTGGGCCGGTCAGTATCAGCAGACACCGGCGCCTCGCGGCGGCGGCATATTCAAGCGCGAATGGTGGCAGGAATGGCGCGACGAGCGCGGCAAGTTTCCGGTCTGCGACCTGGTGATCGCGTCGCTTGACGGGGCATTCACCGAAAACGAAGAAAACAGTGCCTGCGCCCTCACGGTATGGGGAACCTTCACGCATCCCGAACACCAGCGCCGGCGCATCATCTTGCTTCACGCCTGGCGCAAGCATCTGCAATTCTCCGGTGCGCGCATCGAACGTCTGCCCCATGAAATCATTCTCCCGGAAATGCACGCGGAAGTCCGCAAGGCGCGCAACCAGATGTATCGCCGCCGCTGCATGAGTTCGCAGACGTGGGGCCTGATCGAGTGGACGCGCGACACTTGCGTCCGCTTCAAGGTCGATCGCCTCTTGATCGAGGCAAAGGCAAGCGGCATGTCGGCAGCCCGCGAATTGCGCAGCCGTTACGGCAACGAGAATTACGCGGTGCATCTGTGCAAGGTGACCTCGGACAAATACGCGCGCGCACAATCGGCGCAGCCGACCTTTTCGCAGGAGCTCGTCTACGCGCCGTGGAACCTCGCCATCGACAACTGGTACACCCACGCCGAAACCGTGATCGACGAGATGGCGGTATTCCCGAAAGGCAAGTACGACGACTTGACCGACTCGGCGACTCAGGCGATCAAACACCTGCGCGATCTGGGCTTTGCCAACACGGACGACGAGGCAAGCGCGATCGAGATCGACGCGGTCACTCACAGGCCGCAGCCCAAGCCGCTTTATCCGGTGTAATTGGGGAGGAATGGAAATGATCGATTTCGAAAAACTGGCCGTGTTTCGTTTGTCGGTCGGATCGCACGAGACTGCCGAATCCGGGCTGTGCGCGATGGAAGCGGTGGCGTGGCTCGAAGGTCTGCCGCACAGTGATCATCCGGCATGCACCTGTCCGATCTTCGGCGTTTATGTGCGCGTCCTGTCCGATACGTTGCCCGATGACCAGCGGCAGCGATTATTAAACTATCTTCCGCGGCTTGTCGGCACGGTAGCTCCCGAAAAGGAGTGGGAGCGGGCGCAGTTCCTGATCCAAGAATCGTTCAGCCGGGTATGGCCCGTGGTTTTGCGTGCTTGGAATCTGAATGAACTGGCACAAGAGTTCGAACAGATGGCGCGGGATTGGAAATGCGGTGCGCCCGTGGATTTTGATGCGCTGTCCATTTGCGCTTTACGTTTAAATTACAGGCGGCTTGCTGCCTCCATCGTTCTCCCTGAAGCCGGTCTTTCCAGTTCGGTTGCCGTTGACCTCGCTGCGTTCGCCGCTGGCTCTTGTGACGCCGCCCGTGTCGAGCTCACCGATCGCGCCGCCCTCGGGGCCATTTTCGATATCCAATTCGAAATGCTAGATGACGTCTTGAAGATCGGCGCACCATCTCCTGGTTTTACGAAATCGATAGAGCCTCGCATTCTGGCATATCGAGAATTGGTGTCGTAAGCAAAAGGCGTCGTAAAAATGCCGATCGATGGATTGACCAACGTAGAACGGCGCGCCCTGGAAATCTGGCGTGCCAGGGAACAGCGCTTTCCGAAGAGAGTGCAGCGAATGAATCCTGATGATTTCGATCGCGCATCACGTGCTTGGCGCGCTGTGCTCGCACAGGCGCGCAGAGAGTTGGATGACGAGCGTAGCCAACGTCGAGCCGAGGTGTGCCGGAAGCTGGATCACGAACGAAAGAAACGCGAAGGAAAGCTCTTCGCATGAGCCTGCATCTCCCACTCGACGACGTCAACGGTTCTCGCGCCGTGGGCGATGCCGCGATGTATGAAAGATATTCGGTTGGCATCTTTGACCCTCGTCAATGCTATATAGAGGTCGCGGCAGCGGAAAGTGTGCGTACGAAGAACTGGCGTGACTTCGGGATAATGCGAATCGAGCCGGCTACGGCATTCAGGGTCGGGGTGGCAATGATGGTTTGTGGGTTGGCCGCGATGTTTCTAATCCAAATATGGGTTTTATTGAGATAATGAAGCGCGGCCACGCCTATGTGCGCGCCTGACGAACGCGACAGACGCCAAGGAAAGCTTTTTGCATGACACTGCATCTCCCTCTCGACGAAGCCCAGATCGCCTGCGCCGATCTGCTCAAGGAAGCACTCGCTGAAGCGCTTGAAGGCCGCGTAACGTCGATCGGGATCATTGCCTGCATGAAGGACGGCTATGCCGCAGTGATGGCGGGTCATCAAGCGTCCGCTCTCAATCTGGGCTGCGACGAGCTCAAGCGGCGTATCCTCGATGCGATTTCCTCCGGGAATGTAAGGCCGGTGGCCGCGAAGCCGAAAATCGATCTTGGGGTGTGGGAAAACGGGAGGCCGAAATGAGCGATTACGAGAAACTCAAAAGCGACGTCGAAAAGTTCAACAAGTTCGAGTTTCCGGGCCAACCGGTTCCGACGCCTATCGGGATGTTGCGTCTGGTCGATGATCTGTGGCGGGAAATCGTGCGCTTGCGTTCCAGACTTGGCGCGATCTCAGACGGTCCCGACGCCGCAAAAATCAAGGACGCAATGAACACCGTCGGCCACTCCGCCGACAAGCTCAAGGATCACCTTGGCGTATGACCGACCTCTCCGTCGTCATCGATGACGATACGCAAACCGTCCACGTCGATCCGGTAACCGGAAGCGTGACGACCGATCAGCCCGATGGCGGGGTTGTCGTGCAATTGCGTGATCGTCCAAAAACGGCGGATGCGAGCGCCGGTGACTTCGACGGCAATCTTGCCGAGACGATGGACCCGCAGAACCTCGCGCGGATCGCCAATGATCTCTATGACGCCATCGGGGCCGACGATCAGTCGCGTCAGGAATATCTGCAAATCCGCGCGCGAGGCTTCGGCCTGCTCGGCACGAAACTCGAAGAGCCGAAATCGACGGTGGGCGATACATCCTCGTCGATGGAGGGCATGGCGACCGTCACCAATCCGCTGCTGCTCGAAGCGGTCCTCAAAGGATGGGCCAACGCGCATGCCGAGATGCTGCCGGCCGACGGCCCGGTCAAGATCAAGGAGGACGGCGAGGAAACAACCGCCGACGATGACGACGCCGAAGCGCTCGAACGCGGCATGAACCATTACCTCACGGTCACGGCTTCCGATTATTACGCCGACACGTCGCACATGCTGTTGTGGGGGCCGTATTTCGGCGGCAGCGGATTCAAGAAAGTCTATCGCTGTCCGTTGCGCGAGCGTCCGGTGTCCGAAGCAATCGACGTCAAGGATTTGATCGTTTCCGACGCCAAGAAAGACCTGCGCGCATGCGAGCGCATCACGTTCCAGACGGAGATGCGCTCGTCCGTCATGAAGCGCATGAAGCTCGCCGGCGCCTATCGCGACGTGACGCTGACGCAACCTTCGCCCGAAACCAACGCGGTCGATTCGAAGATCGCATCGATTCAGGGCGTGCAGCCGTCGCAGACGCGACCGGAAGACCAGCCGCACAACATCTGGGAATCGCAATGCGAGCTCGATATCGAAGAGGGCTTCGACCATAAATCGATGCGCGGCAGCCGTTTCAAGGACCGCGGCATTCCGCTGCCCTATCTCGTCACGATGGACAAGGATTCCCGCGAAATCCTTGCCCTGCGCCGCGATTGGAGCGAGGGCGATCCGAACTGCACGCGAAAGCGCCTCTATGTCCGCTTTCCCTATGTTCCCGGTCCCGGCTTCTACGGCACTGGCCTGCTCAACATCCTCGGCAACTCATCGGCCGCGATGACGGCCGCATGGCGGCTTGCTCTTGACAGCGGCATGCTGGCGAACTTCCCGTCGGGCATCATCGCCAAGATCGCCGGGCGCCAGAACTCAAGCGACATGCGCGCCGGCCCCGGCCAGTTCGTTCCGCTCGACACCGGCGGGCTGCCGCTCAAAGACATGATCATGCCCAATCCGTTCCACGACATTACGTCCGGGTTCATGACATTGATCGACAAGATCAGTTCGCAAGCGAAGGAAGTCGGTGGAACGGCCGATATCCCGGTCGGCGAGGGCCTTCAGAACGTCCCGGTCGGGACGATGCTCGCGAATATCGAGCAGGCAACGAAGATCATGGCTGCCGCCCACAAGGGCCTCGTCAAGGCGATGGCGGAAGAGTTGCAGATGCTGCTCGATCTGTTCCGGCGGCATCCCGAAGACTTCTGGCGCGAGAGCGAAATCCAGCCAAATTATTGGGACGAGCAGAAGCTTCTTCACGCGCTCGACAATACCAAGCTGGTGCCGGTTGCGGATCCCAACACGCCGTCGCATTTGCATCGCGTGGCAAAGGCGCTCGCCCTCGTGCAATTGCTTGCCGTGCCGCAGTTCGCGCCGCTTCTCAATGCCAAGGAAGCGCTGCTGCGCTGCCTGCGGGTGATTCGCGAAGACCCGACCAACCTCGTCGTCGATCCGCCGCCCCAGGCTCAACAGCCCGACCCGAAGGCGATCGCCGCCCAGGCCGCGCTTACCAAGGCTCAGGTCGCCGGCATGGAAGCCCAGGCCAAGCTAGCCTCGACGCAACAGGATGCGCAGCTACAGCAAGCGAAACTGGCAACCGAAAAGGATATCGCGACCGTCGATCTGTCGAAGGAAATGGTCATCCACAATGCCGACCAGGACCGTCTTGCCCAGCAAGGCGATCTTGAGGCAAGGCAGCACGCTCTCGACGTCGTCAAGACAGCGCATCAGATTCGCGGCGATCAGCAAGACCGCGGCCTTGAAGCGGTCAAGACCGCGCACGACGCCGCGATGGATCATCACGAGGCCGGAATGGCGCAGCAGGAACATGCGTTGAATGTCGCCCAGGCGATGAAGCCGGAAGCGCCGGCCGCGAAGAAGGATTGATCCCGCATGTATGATTTGAGCCTTGAAGCTGCCCGGAGGCAGTTCGAGACACGGTTCTCACACGTCTATGAATACGATTCGACCAATCATTACGTGATTAGTGGAATTC